TCGCCCACAGCAGACGCTGTGCCCGGGATGTAGACGCGGACCCATTGCCGGGCGAACGATGCCGGGATGTAGACCTGATAGCGGCCCGTGTAGGGATTTTGCGAGACGGTCACTTCGCCGCTGTCGTAGGCGGGAGAATCCCAGGCGTCGCTGTCGCTTGCCTGGATCTGCACGCGGTCAAAGTTGACATCATTCAAGAGGATCCCCGCAACGGTTTTGCTTGAGCCGAGGTCGAGTTTGAGCAGCCAATCACCGGTGGTCGCATCCTGAGCCCGGAAGCGCCGCTTGAGATGCCACAGGTCGGCTACATTGCCCGCCGGATAGCTTGCGTTCTCGGTCCGGGCTGAGATGGACCCAAGGTCCAGAATGTCGGAGCTGATTATCATCCCCATGCTTTACGTCCTGCCGCTTGCAATGTCCTGAATCACCCGGCGCAGCTTTCCGCTTCGCATGCGCTTGGTGAGCTCCTGTTCGAGCTGGTCCGCTAGGCTCACCGGGTCATTGAGGCCGTTGTTCTGCATGTTGATGTTGATGCTCTGATTCACGCCCCCACCGTCCCGGCCGTAGCGGCTGTCCTCGGATGGCTGGTAGCCCATCTCCATGAGTCTTTGGGGATCAATTTGGGTATGCTCTGCGGCGTACTCGAACGCGGACATGCCGGGGTTCTTTCGGAACTCCAACAAATCACGTCGGGGCAATGGCGAGCCGGTCATCCGATCATACAGGTGATAGAGTTTGCGCTCGCGGCCCTGCTTCGGGGGCGGAGTGTTCCGGGTCGGGGTGTTGTAAAAGTCCCGTGTGGCATACTTGAACATGGCATTGGCCTGAGAGCCCGACACTGTGCCCATCCCGGTCCCGATCTGCTGCACCTTGCGTCCGAGGTTATCCACGACCACGGTGGCCTCGTTGGCGGCCTTCTTGGCCCTGCGGATGCCGGACGACATGGCGTCGCCCATGCGCATGCCGGCTCGCGCAGTCCTGTCCATGGCTCCGGCTGTCTCCGACAAGCTGCCGGCCATTTGCGTGTTGGCGTTTCGCATGGTGTGCAGGCGGTCCACCAGAGTCTTTATCTTGTTCGCCTTGGTGCTGTACTTGTCTATCTCGGCGTCCTGGATAGCACTATACTTCTGATACTCTCTCTCGGACATCTCCTGCTGCTTGATCTGATCCCTGAGCCGGTTGACAACGCGCTGGTAGGCAGATGCCTGGTTGTTCTTGGCTTGTGCGTTTCGGTTAGAGGCGCTCGTATTCGCGTTTGTGGCCTGGGTATTGTTCCTCATCTCGCTGCTTGTCCGGGACAGCTGCATGAAGAACTGCTTTTGCTCTTCAGTGACCTTTGAGGTCGCCTTGGCGTTCTGGTTTGCCGCCCCCTCGACCTTGTTCAACCAAGAATAAAGCGGCTGAAACTGTTGGTTGATCTGCTGGTTGTTGATGAGCTGCTGGGTCCCGAAGCCTTCAACGGACTTGATCCGCCTCTGTATGTCGCTCAAATGATCCTTGAGCTTTTGCAGCTTCTTCTCATCGGTAGGCCCGAACTCAACAAACTTGATGCGGCGCTTGGTGAGCCAAGCAGAGGCCTCAAGCATTTGCTGATAAAAGGCCGCGAACATTGACTCTGCCCTGTTTAGGCCCTTTATGAACCCCTGGACGCCTCGGGCTCCGGCCTCAAAAGCGCTGACAATGGCTCGGCCAGTGCTTCTGGCCCACTCCTGCAGCTGCATCTGTCCTTTTTTCGACTCCAGGTACGAGAGGAAGCTGTCGAGGCCTTCTTTCATTGCCTGGAAGGGCCCGGACTTCATGACCTCGCGCCGAAAGTTCCACCATTGGTGCTGGAGCCGAGCCATCAGGCCGCTCCAAGAGTCCGCCAAGTCTCTGGAGGTGCCGCCAAACTTCTGCTCCATGTCTCGGAGCAGGGTCTCCACGACTTTTTGCGTGGAAATCCCCCTCTCCCGGAAGGTTTTTGCCAGGTTATCGAAGTCTTGTGCGGCCAGGTTGAACTGCTTTTTAAGCGTCTCCCGGGCGTTGTATCCGGCTTCGGCCAACTGATTGAGCTCTTCGGCGCTGACCTTACCCTTGACGGAAATCTGGCCCAGGGCCCGGGAAATTTGCTGCAGTCCCTGTGTGGATCCGGTGAGGGCCATCGAGGCGTCAGTCAGGCGCGTCATGGTCTTGAGTGTGGGATCAAGGCCCATGGCTTGCAGACGCTTGAACACGTCAATGGCCTTCTCCGTGTTGACTGGCATCTGGGCGGCCCACTTGTTCAGCTTCTGAAACGTCTCCTGCCCTCGGCCGGTCAGCGTATCAAGCTGGACTTTCAGCTGTTCCGCCCTCGACGCGGCCTCTATGAATTGATACCCGAGGTATCCAGCCCCGATAGCTGCAAAGGCCCCTTGCAGGGAGAACGCGGCCCTAGTGACTCCACTGAGTGCGGAGGTCATGCGACGGGAGGCGCGATCCACGGCCTGATTCGCCCGACGCAAAGGCCTTGTGTCTGCCTGGATGGTATAGTAGAGGGTCCCCAGATCAAGTGCCATGAGCAGTCCTTTATGGAGGGGTTATGACAACGACGATTCAGCAAACCGCAAAGGTCTATAAGCTCATCATCCTATGCGGTGTTCTCGCCATGCTTCTCGGCGTTTTTTGCGTGTTCACTACACCGTGGACAACCGCCGGTGGCATCATCACTGCCCTCGGCCTCACATCATACATTACGGGCAAAGCGCTCCGCTGGTGGCATCACGAGTGACTACTTGCGCTTTTTGTCTTCCCACTTGAATATCACCGCCCACTCCATGACCTCGGAGGCGGGCATCTCCCGCTCCAGCTCGAAGACCGGGCGGCCAACCCTCCCTGCTATTTGGAAGAGGAGTTGGCGTTCCCGGTCTTTTCGGAGTTTTTTTCAGCCGCTCCGGGGGTGACGTTCATCAGCCGCATCACCGCCTCCGAGCATTCGTCCACAAAAGAGTTGGTGGGCTGCCCGGCCAGGGTCTCGTAGTCCGCGTCCTCGTAGACGCGCTCGTTAGTCCCCGGGACGTAGGCGCACTGGATGACTCCGCGGAGGAGGAAGTCGTTGAAGTCCACGTCTCCGTCCTCGGTTTTGGCCGCCTGCAGGAGATCGTTGCGGACCTTGACGGTCGGCTGTCGGAGCTCGATCTGGGTCCCGTTGACCGTGACAGTCTCGGACCCCAGACTCTTCGACTTGCCAAGCGTCGCCGCCCTGATCTTGTCCCGCTGTGACTGCTGCTCGCTCATATTTGCTCCCTTACACGGTTGTCAGTTCGCCGGTGCCCTGCATGGTGGCTGTAAACTCGTTCATCCCGTCCATGGTCGAGGACAGGGACAGGTCCGTCGGGACCGTCTCGCCCTTCCAGCCGCTCGACCCGTCCGGGAGATATTTGGTCCAGCACGTGGCCTGCTCCTCCCATGTGTCGAGCAGGTCCCGGATTGCCTGCGGCAGGCTCGTGTCCGTGGCGTGGTACCAATCATAGGGCACCTGGTTCGCGTCCTGGACGTTAAGCTGGAACGTCAGGCTCTCTTCCTCCAGGGCCCCGACCTCTCCGCTCAGCTCGTCGGCGGTGAGGCGGAAATAACCCCGTGCGACGGATTTCTGGTTCCCATCCGGATTCACCTCGATGATCCACTGCTCTCGCCCGGTCAGCTCAGTGAAGAAGTCGTTGGAGGCATCGTAGAAGCTGCCGAGTTCCAGGCTCACGGTCCGCAGGCCCATGTCGTAGACCCGGAAGCCGCCATTGCTCTGCACCTCGTCCCGGGAGGTCGTGTTCTTGGTCTCCGCGGTCATGGAGAGGGTGATGTCCCCGGCCTTGGCTATGGCCTCAAGCGGGAAGTAGCTGAAGTCCGCGGTGATGGCCCCGGTCACGGTGTAGCTGTCCTTGAAGGTCACCTTCCCGAACAGGTAATTGATGTTGTCCACCTGATCGGTCACGTCCGACCCGTCATCATAGACCGTCACCGTGGCGTCCTGGCTCCACAGGGACTTTGTGAAGTCGTCCACCATGTAGATCTGGCCCTCAAGCTGCGACAGGCTCTCGCCGGTCACAGAGGTCGAGGTGCCCGCCCGCTTGATCGTGGCCTTGTATCCCGGGAAACCCTTGTAGTAGGCCGTGGAGTCGATGGACCAATCCATCAGACCGGCTTCCGTGGACTGGAAGGACTGCCCCAGGATGGTGTCCGTGATCTCCTCGCCGTTCAGCGAGCGCGTCCCGCTCGGCCCCGGGAGGTCGTTATAGGTGCTGTCATCGGGGGAGATTTGGATCCGCTTGGCTCCCATCGCTAATACCTCCTGATACGGAAGTTGACCGTCAGAACCGGTCGGTTGTTATCGTCGTAGCGGAGGAACGTCACCTCCGTTTGTTGCCACACTCCGGCATACCAAGTGCCGCCTATCGTCTGCGGGGCGAGATGCCCCAGGGTGTCGGCTACCTCCTGCGCCTTAGCCCAGGCCTCAAGGTAGCCTCCGGCCGCGCCCCGGATCCTGGCCTGCAGGTTGGGGCGGAAAAGATCCGTGTCGTCCATCAGATACAGGGGCTCCGGCCCGCCCGAGTCATAGAGCGTCACCACCTCGTCCGGGGAGGCCGGCTCCTGCGAAATGTAAATTGCCCAGCCCGATGTCCCGGCGAACGTGCCCACGCCCGCGCCAACGAGAATGTCCTTGAGGTCCTGCGATGCCGGGTTCATACGCTGGCCTTCTTACGGATGGTTTGAATGATCCGGTCCTGGTTCTCGTTCAGGGCCCGCTCCAGAAACTTCGCC